GGATAAACCTTTCGCCCAGAACTACGACGAATGTCAGCGGTATTACCAGAAAAGCTATGACTACGGCAGTGTTCCGGGGTCAGGCAGTGTAGGCAATAACGGGATTGTTCTTGGCGTCCCGTCTACTGCGACGGTGTTACTTAATTGTGGGGTAGGATTTAAGAAAATAATGGCTAAAACCCCAACCGTAGCCATCTATAACCACGCTACGGGCGCACTAAATAGCGTGCGCGACCAGACGGGGGTGGATCATACAATTTCCGCTATCAATGGTTCTTCGCAAGGTACGCCATTCTTTAATCTTGCCTCTACCGGACTAACGGCTGGAACTACTGGGGCGTGTTATATGCATTACACCGCAGATTCCGGATGGTAAATTTATGGCTGAATTAATCACAGACGAAATATTCACGGACGGGCAAGCCAACATCGCGGCCAGCAACATGAACGGGATTGTGGGCCGGTCACGGGTTCAGCCCGATATCATTGCTAACAAGGTGGCTTCTTCCACGATGAATGTGGCTGATCAGATGTTGGTCTTGAAGACCGACAATACGCTGGCCCGCGCTCGGTTCGACACAATAGTCAACTCGACCTCATCATCCTTGCCGATTGCCGACTCGACCAAGAACGGGATGTTGCGGCAACTCTCCGGTAAGACGACCGATTTTGTTGACGGGACTAATAGCTGTCAGTCGATCCACGCCTTTCTTCCTGCCGGCGTAGTGGTCGATTATGCAGGAGTAACTATTCCGCCGCTTGGCTGGCTTTATTGCGACGGCAGATCGCTTTTAAGGACCGATTACCCGGACCTTTACGCGGCTATCGGGACAACCTACGGCTCGGTCGATTCGACCCATTTCACGCTTCCTGATTACCGCGGGCGACTGACAGCAGGGGCGGGAGCAAATTATGGCATTTTAGGGGCAATTGGAGGTGCACCGACTGTCACCTTGGCGGGCGGAAATTTGCCTTCCCACACTCATACGATGGGGAACCACACTCACGCGGGGGCGAATCATGCGCACGCTTTGGGAGGTCATACCCATTACATGGATCATACGCACAATATCCCGGCAGGGTCATTCAGTCATAATCACACTGATTCGGGCCATACTCATTCTTACAACACCATGGGCAGCGGAAACACCTGGGCGGGATCGCCGGGAGGATGGGGTTTACCGGCAACGACAACCGGCGTTGGTTTTGCTGCTATCAGTACTTACAGTTCGCCGCTTATTGGCGTTACAACTGCTGGAGCTACCAATGCCGCCTGGGCTAATACGGGTGGACCAAGCGGGAACAGCGATCTTGCTGACCGGAGTTTAACGACCGGCGGCCCGAGCACCAACTCGACCGATGCCACGGGTGTCGGGGCGGCTTTTTTGATCCTTCCTCCTTATCAAGCGACCTACAAGATAATTAAGACGTAGGATATTTATGACAGTTCTGGAAATTGCAACATACGCCGCACAAACTGTCGGCGATATCAGCCCTGAAACGCTGGACTTCGCCAAGAAAGCGGTACGTGTCAAGTATCAGACTTCCTACGATGCGCACGCCTGGCGCGAGAGCATGCGCTTGCTCGATGATGTCGTTCTGGACCCTAATCAGAATGACCGGATCTTTCTCCCCCTGGATGCTGAGGAGGTGATTTTCCTCTCACTCTCCACTGACGGGAACAACTACACCCGTTTAGGCTATCGGGAGCGCGATTGGAGCGAACGATTCGCCGGAAGTGCTTCCAGTGTTGTCGGAAATGCTCCTTTCTATTACCGGGCCGAGAATCTGGCTTGGCCGAAGCTTAATCCGGGGCAACTGACTTTCACCACCTACGATCCGATCCTTTTTACCCTTTTCATCTCGGGCCTCGATTCACTCGGCAACACCGTGCAGGAGACCTACAAGATGCAAGCGGCGATCAACCCGGATACCACCACTAACCCGGCTATTGTCACCACCAAGAACGCTTTCGCTCAGATCAACGTGCTCTCTAAAGGCGGGACCACTCAGCCTTTGACCGTGCTGCCGCAATTCCCGGTCGGCTCTACTCAGGTTACGCTTCCGGCCAGTATGAGTGCTTCTGTCTACACACATTTGGTGCTCTACCCGCCTCCTCCGAGCGGGCAACAGCTCTATTATCGGGTGCAGGTGAAGCTGAAACCAGACCCGCTCGACAGCGATTACTCTGTTCCCCGGGTGTCTCATCTCACCGATGCGTTGCTCGAATTCACCATGGCTGCGCTCTATAAAAAGGGCCGGCAATTGAGTAAGTCGGACTCCTGCGAGCAGAAAGCAATTGCTCATATTCAAGCCGCGGTTCAGATCGAGAAGAACCAGTCCGAGAACCGGCAGCAAGCGGTTCCGACGCTATATGACACGGGAGATTATCTTAATGAGGGAGACTATGTGCGCGTAACGAGCAGCTTTCCTTGGGGAGGATGAGTATAATAATAATCAGAGGCTCTTTTACGGGCGCAAACTTGGCAATTGTAGAAGCCTTGTTTGTCGTGTCCGTATTTGCAGTGCGTCCGTATGGGAGGACGGCTTCTGTCGTTGTTCACTTTGTGCGTAACTGCTTCCAAATGCTCTGGATTGCAGCAAGCTCGAACTTTGCAAAGATGGTCAATTACCAATCTTCGAGGAATTGGCTCTTTGAGAAGTTCGTAAACGTACCTGTGAACTCTTGTCGGCATGCCTTCAATATTGACGTACCCATATCCGCCATGGGAACCGGGTTGAATGCAGCCAATCCATATCCAGCATCCAGAGTCGGAAATGGAAATCTTCGCTCGCACCCTCTCTGGAAGGGCGCTAATGTCAAAACGCATATATTCGCCCCTACAGTAGCACATCGTGCCGCTGTGGGGGTTTTTGTTTATGCCCGAATTTAACAGCCAGTTGGACGATGAAGTATTGCAGGACGGCAGCGTCCCGATTGCCGGGGTCAATAACGCTCTTCCCCCCGGTGCGATCGGTCCTACCCTGGCTCAGGATGCCGTCAACCGGCTGGCCGAACCTGACTCAGTCAACCGGCCAAGGCCTGGCTTGCGGCAGCGTGTAAAGACGCCCGTGAGCTTCGATTCCATCCACCATGTCGGGAACGGAAAATTCATTTGGAACGATGCCTCTAACTGGTTCCTGTACGATTCGCGCGCCGTTACCAACGTGGCAGTGACCGGCGGACCTGCCTGGGCGCACGGCGACCAGATCTACTCTGCGCTCTGTGATCAGGTGCTTTACTTTTCCCGAGGCGGCCAGCTCTGGAAATATGTTCCCGCCACCAACGTCTTTTCCCAGGTGGTCACGCCGGCACCGTTTACCAACACCAATCTTTACCCAACCTGGGCATTCGCGCGGCTGATCGTCGCGATGGCGAATAACCTTTATGTCAGTAATATCCTCTCCCCCGAGGTTTGGAATCCGACGCTGCAATCGGTCACCCTCGATCCTGTCGCTTCCGATCTCATCACCGGGATGGTTGTCTGGCAGCGCCAGACTCTGGCCGTATTTCGCAATGGGAGCACGTGGATTATTGAGACCGGCCCAAATCTGGACGTGGTCAATTGGGAGATCAACCGCGCCAGTGCCACGGTGGGATGTTGCAGCCACGGGACGGTGGTCCAATGTGGGGTCGACGTGTTTTTTCTCTCGGAAACGGGCCGGGGCGTCTATGCGCTTTCACAAGTGCCTACCAGTGACCAGATGGGTGTCTGGCAACCAATCTCTGCGCCGATCAAGAGGTATATTGACCGGATTAACTGGGCGCAAGCCGACCAGGCACGGGCAACGTATTGGAAAGATTTGTACATTTTATCGGTCCCGATCGATGACTCGACCTTCAACAACGCGATCTTTGCCTACTCGGTCACGCTCAATACCTGGCAAGGCATCTGGACCTTCGACTTTGACGGAGACGGCATCGGTTATGGTTTCCGAGACTCCGCTCGGGATCGCACTAACGTTGCGGAGACTTTATTACTCTACGGTACGGTAGACGGTTTTATTGCCGAGCAGAGTTATCCGACCGATCGACAATACTGGGATTTACAGACCGACCAGGTTACCCGGCTCCCGATCAAGAGCAAACTGACCTCTCGGTCCTTTACTTTCTCGGAATCCAATAACCAGATCCAGCCGCATACCGCGAAGATCCAATTCCTCGAGTCGAGTGATCCGGTTGATGTCACCGTGATCTCAGATCGGACGATCAAATTGCGCAAAGTCAATACTCCAACCGGCCAGCAGGGCCTGACTTTGCCGATTTCAGGGTTCACCTTTGATCTGACTGAGCAAGGTTATTACAATCTGCCGATGTCGCTCTCGAACGTCGGCCTTTGCAACGAGGTCCAGATCCAGCTGGAAGGCACTGGCAACTGGTCACTCTATCAGATGAAATTGACAGCCTTTGAGGCGGAACCATTGACGGTGAGATGAAAAAACTTGTCCATCACCCGAATTTCCTGCAGCTGGTCTTCGCGCTGAAACCGGTCTTACGTTTGCACCCGCCGCTGGCTACGATGCATATCGACGATCTGGTGGATTGGGTAGCCTGGTACTGGAATCGGGGAACGATCAGCTGGCAGATAGACGAAGAGGGTAACCCACAAGGAGTTTGTTTGATCAAACTGTTCCGGCGGATGGAGCAGTTTCTGGAACCGAACGTTCACGACCCGTGCGGCAAATTCTGTCTGATTGAGCTTTTGGTATCTACTGAGCCCGTCACCACCGGGATACTTTGCAAATCGCTGGTTGATCGGTGGGGTTCGCAAGAGATTATGATGTGGGATCGGCCTGGGAGAACAGAAAATGGAGCCCCTCGAATGTACACGTGGACTCAATTTATGAAATTAACGAAAAGGATCACCTATGGGCTCATCTAAACCTCCCGAAGTAGTTCACCCCGGCGAGGCGGCACAAGCGGCTATGGGCACCGCTGCCGCCGGCGAAATGATGTCGGTCGCCAATCAGCCGATCGATCAATATGGAAATTTACTGAACACTATCTCACTGGGTCCAGCAGCGATGCAGACCCAGCAAGCCTTGGCTGGCCGCGCGGCCAAGCAGGGTGCCCAGCAGCAGATGGATATCCAATCATCTGTCGATCCCCAGGCCTACGCTCAGAGGCAGATGCGGATGAACGCTGCTAACAAGACGTTGGGCAGGCTCTACGGAACTGATCCGACCGCTTACAAGTACAACACGCCCGGCAACACTTACTCCATACCGGGCAGCGCGGATCTTCCGAACCCTGTCACCTTATCGCAGAATGCCAGGGCTCTGGCGGGTAACCTTTCGGTGGGCGCGGTTAATGGAGCTGGAG